CTATCCTTTTTGATGGTTTGGGCCCGTTGAGGGGCCTGGAAGCCAGCCACGAGTAGCGGCTGGAAATTCAATCAGACCAATCACCCTGCCGTTTCCGTACCGTGGAGGACTCTTGGGTTTTCGTACCCTGGACAGGTCAATGCCCTCTGCAGGTCTGATGTGGCTTTTTCGGTCTGCGCCAGAGCGCCCATCGCCATAGACGCTGATCGATTCTGTGGACTGATGTCCCATGATGTAAGCCATGCCGGCGGGGCTTTCTCCGGATGCTTTCAGAATTGAGCCTACCTGGTGGCGGAAGCTCTTCAGCGTTGGATGCTTCTTTCTTCTGGGCCAGAGGCTTCGGCATTCTTTGCGAAAGCGATCTCTGATCGCTGTGTTGGTGCGTAGGCACTTCGACATTCGATGTGCGGCCCATTCCACCAGTTTTAAAATGTTGGGCTTGTTGATCAGTAGAGTGCGGTCAGCACCGCGGTGTAGCTCGGCAGACTTTTTACCGCCGATGATGTGGACCAAATTGCCTCCGACAGTGATCGTGCGCATTTCGCAAGGGCGTACACCCAGGTAATTGGCAAGCACCAGAGAGGCGGCCTCGTCGAGGTAGCCGCATTGATGCAGGTGCTTGTAGAGCACCTTGAAATCCTCGAAGGGGACTTTCCGAATCTGTTTGAGCTTGGGCTTTTTCGCTATCTGACTGCCTGGTGCCGTGACCGGGTTGACCAGCGCTCTGATGGTGTTTGCTGCCTCGATGTTTCGCCGGGCAAGCTGGTCATTCACCAGGGTGTTCTTGAGGGTGCTGAACGCATTCGGTCGATAGTCCGGCGCACAGGCAAGCAAAGCCGCGCAGATCTGCGCTGAAGTTGGATCGTCCTCACCGCAGTGATTCCGATAGAAGTTTTGTGCTCGGGTTTGGTACCGCTGCAAGGTCGTTGGCTGCATGGCTGTCATCTCTTTCTTGTTGTTTTGATGACAAAGCTAAGCCGCTTCGCGAATGGCGTTGGTGCGGCTCAGACTCCTCTGAAACCCCTCCGCCTTTGCTACGTGTTTTCTCGTTCCGTCTGAACCGCCCCAACGCCCTCTTACTCGCGCCGCGAGTAAGAGGTGCGCGCTCTCACTCACGCGACACGCTTCATCTTTATTCAGCGTGCGCTGTGAGCAAAAGCGCGCGCAAGCCTTTTGTCATCAAAATCAAAAAGCAGCCAGCGCCTGGGGCGCTGAAGGGCGAGCCTGGTGAAACGATTCGCCAGCGTATCGCTGACGCGCCGAAAGCGGTGCATTCAAAATGCTAGCCACAAGGTGACCATTTGGTTATGAAATAAGTCATTGAATTGTTATTTTTCAATGACTTAAACGATTTTATAACCGAAAAAAGCAGTGCCAGTACGGGCACGTTTAGTGCCACAGCTGGCCTGCTCGGTGACGATTCAGGCTTGATTCAGCGCCGTATTGGGCACTCAAACTGCCGCTAGCGGCACGATGCTCGTGTCGCAGCGCCATGTTTCGACATACAGGGTGTATCGCTGCGACATGGCCGGGGTGTCGCAGCATGCGCGTGCGATACTCCGAGTGTGTCGTATATGTGGTTCTGCGACACTCACTGAGTGTCGCAGTGCTTTCCTGCGATACTCAGGCCCTGTCGCAGGCCTGTTAACACATCACTGCCAAATGTGTTGGCTCGATCAGAAAATGCTTGCAACAGCATCTGAGTTGGCTTGGATGCGGGTGCCTGGGCCTAGCAGCAGGTAGACGCTGTTGAGCGTTTTGAAGTGGAAGCCCTCATAGTGGTGCAAGAGTGAGGTTCGTACGAAATCACCAACATCCCAGCGACGTTCGCTGTCATAGATGACCGTATGCGCATAGATCAAAGCAGGCCGCCTTTGGGTTGTCGCCAGCTGTAGACGCTGGCTTTCGGTCACCTGCAGTTCAATCCAGCGCCAGTTTCGTACCAGGCAGTAATTCCCGTAAGGAAAAGACTGCCGGGCATAGGCTAGGGCTTCATCGTCGCTCATGCTGCTGCCGCTCATGGGCTCACCTGTTGAGTACAGAACGTCCATCACTTCCCTAAGTGTCGTCACGGGCTGGGCGTTTCGTGCTGAGCGCTACGGAGGTACTGCTCCTCAAGTTCGATGCCGCACAGCAAAGCTGCGAAGTCCGATTCGAGCAAGTGGATGCGTTGAGGCCGGGCATCGATGATTGATTTGATAATCGTATCGACACGCTGCGATACAGGCGTATGACTTGGTGTCTTCGCGCGATCATGCTGATAGATGATCGTGCTCAGTGACGCAACAGCTCCGCGTAACTGGTGCTCCCGGGCATCGCAGATTTCAAAACCGTTCTTTTCGCGAAACTGGCTAGTGATCTGCTTAGACAATTCTGGACGGTCAGAAGGCTCAGTCTGCTGCAGGCGCCAGTTCAGAATGCGGTTCAGGACCTTAGGCGCAGCAGCTGCCAGTCCCTCTGGGTGCTTCTTCTCGGCTGAAGCATCGCCGAAGAAATGTGCGCGCAACTGGTCCACGCGCAGTCGGGCAGTGCGATTCACTTTGCGCGAGTTCAGCCCTTTGAGCCAGAACTCGAATTCTGCCTGCGACAAACAGAGTGCCTGCTTCATGGGTGGCTGCCCTGGCAAGCACACATCGTGCTCGCGGGGGGTATACCTAGGCGGATGTAACTTTGCCGCCTGGCTGTGCCAGTTCAGCTCGATGGCTTCGCACAATGGGCGCATCGGCCAGTAGCGCTCCCCGTTACTGCTGGTCAGAACAGGAATAGTCATCGCCTGAACTTTGATTTTGGACGTACGCATCTAACTCAGTGCCCCCTGAGTGGTGTTGGCAGAAGCAATTCCCTGCGAAGGCTTTAGGGGGGAGGCGTTATGAAGCACGTAGTCTGGGTCAATTCCGCCATCTTCAGGCTTCTTGGATAGCTTCAGCATGGCTGCTATGGGGATTACTGCCGACAGGGCGTGACTTCTGTCCCTAAAGAGGATTGCTTGAGCCCTACTTTCAGCGCTCAACTGATCAAGGATTTAATCAATGAAATTGGGAAGCATTGAAACGGGCAGGTAGTGAAGCGGATGCCCTGTGTCAGGATCTTCTTTGGTCAGGATGTTGTCCTCCCACATGGCGATGGCTGCCTGGCTCTGAACGAGAGGCAAACCAAACCACTGCAGTAGGGCGTTCAGCTCCATGAGTACTTCTAGTGTCTCTAGGTTCAACTGGAACTGCATATTGCTGTTGGGTGGTGAAGGTTGATTTGGGCTTTTCATGACGGGCTCCTGTAAATCGAATACCTGAATATCTGTAAATCGGATATCCGAAGATTAGATATACCTTTGAGGCTTGTCAAGGAGCCAGGTGCGTTACGTGGAAAAGTCGGTGTATCGAGATGAGAACCTAATTCTGCTTAGGTTGCTGAAGAAGTGCCGCGTGGAGGCAGGGATGACCCAGGCGGCGTTTGCCCAAGCGCTTGAGCGTCCGCAGTCATTCGCGAGTGATATCGAGCGCGGCTTGCGCCGCCTCGACCTCGTTCAGCTGCGCGATATTTGCGAGGCGTTAAATATCAGCTTGGTCGAGTTTGTGCAGCGATTTGAAAATGAACTGGCGTTATCAAATCGAGCAGGCGAGTAATGCCTGCTCTTGCCGCAAGGGGCTAGTGGCGCTCGGCCTGCAGTGCCTGCCAGGCTCCAGCATAGAGGGCGGCAGCATCTTCGCTGAGGATGCGTATAGCTTGGATGCAGCACTGCAAGCTTGAAGGGCTCAGTTCGTTAGAGGCTGGGGCGCTGCTAAGCGCGCAAAGCACGCCGAGGAGGGCGGACTGGCGAAGCGTTGCTTCATCGTAAAGGTCGGGCGCTGATGCGCTGCTGAGATAACCGATCACGCAGTGAGGTTCATCGTGACGGAGCGGGGTGAAGCCATTTTCTGTGCCGCTATCGGAAACAGCTTGGCCGGCTTCGCTTTGCAAAGTGATGGTTTCATTCATGGTGTGATCCTCAGAACGGAAAGTTCTGCCACCCAACGCCAATTGGGTGAGCAGACCGCACGGGTTGGCGTACCGGTCTGAGGGCCGGCGCATCCGAAGATGCCCCGCACGGCCCGCCCATAAAGACACAGCCATGCTCAGAGCTAAGCCTCGCTTAGCCCTGTCTCAGACCGGAACGCCAATCCCGTCCCCTTTAAAGGGGAGCACAAACCTATTGGAGTGCTGCCTGAGTGTCAATCTGCGAGCGGCAAGGGCCAAGGCGCCCTGATGCAGCAAAAATGAAACGGTACGCAAAGTGGTACGCAAATTTTTTATTCGGCCCATAAACGACAAAAGGCCAGCACAATTGCTGACCTAAGTCGTTGTTTCATATGGTGGGCCCACACGGACTCGAACCGTGGACCAAAGGATTATGAGCCCAACCAAGCGTGCCGGCTGGTCTGAGAAAACGTCGCAGAATCAAACTTTTAGGGAATATTGCCCGTCATTGAATGACATAGTCCCGCCGCTATGTGGACGCTATGTGGACACTCCCAACTGTACCGATTTGCACACCCCTGCAATTCCTTTCACAGCGTGCAATCGACGCTAACCCACCGAGGCCCGCGTGCCTGCTGGGCTGCGCCTGTCCTTTCACCACCCACTCCGTTTGCATTAAAAACACACGCAAAGCCCGTCGGCGGGAGGGGGATAAGTGCGTTTTGGCGCTGGGTTTTCTGGGCGCGCACATTTTTGCGGCGCGTTGGCGCCGAGCGGGTTTGGTGTGGTCAGGAAGGGGATGCTGCTGGTTGCCCGCGCGATGGAAAGGCTGTCGCTTGGGCCTACTACTTGCCTTTCGAGCCGATCCAGGTCTTCAGCACTTCGACCAGCTCCTTGCCTACGATCATCAGCGGGGACTCGACTTCATGGCCAGGCCGCTCTTTGATCAGGGTCAGCAGGATAGCGGTAGGGATCAGCAGCAGGACGCCGAGCATGATGAGCAAGCTGTGGCCGTCTAGCTTGGAGGCGATGATGCCGCTCGGTTGGATGCAGCCGACAAATAGGGCCGCTACAAAGCTGTAACCCAAGGCTACGCAAACGAGCGAGCTGTAGAACGTCCAGGTCCGGTGGCGGATCTTCTGACGTTCGCCATCCAATTGGGAGTTCGGCTTGCTTGGCTCAGGTAGGACCGTCGTCGTACCCGGAGCCAAGCTATACCTGGTCGTTTCGGAGTCGTCAGCTGAAGGGTCTTGAAGCATCCCTAGCGCATCCACCTCAGTTCTTTAAGGCGGATCTCCATCGCGACCCGGGACACTTCAAACGTCTTCGCCAGATCCTGGACCGACGTCATGCCTCGCTTCACGATGAAATGCTCGATCGCGTCAGCAGGCATAAGGAGTGCAGCCCCAAGCCGGTTGGCATCGACTTCCTGCATGCTTTCGGCATAGGGGTTGGTGAATATCTTGGGGTCGTCGCGAAACTTCTTCCCGCCATTGGCGTGGCCAAGGAAGAGGTGCGCGAGCTCATGCGCCAGGGTAAAGCGCTGACGCACTCTCGACTCATTGCCGTTGATGGTGATCAGGCCACGCCCATCCACCATTTCGCACGAGCCGCTGCAGACCATGCTGGGGTCGTAGCTATAGGTCACCTCGAACCCAGCACGCGCAGCCATCCCGTCGAGGTCGACGGGAACAGTGAAGTTCCAGTGCCTGCGCAGAATGTCTTTCGCGACTTCAGGGATGATTGCCATGGCTACCTACTCAGTGAGCGTGACGCGCGTTACCTGTCACACCATGCAGCGTGACAGTCGTTCACGTCACGCACTCTAGCATAGTGCTAACGGCAATATTGCCTAGCATGTGCTACATATATTGACCAGCGCACGCTATACGGCAGCCAGAAAGGCGTCAGGTTCCAGGGGCGATAGTCACGCCGTAATCGGCTTCAGCTGCCCCGCCAGCGCCTTCGCCGTCCCCGCCTTCGCCGTAAACCCACTCGCATCGCCAGGGCTCGGCGTTGGCCCTGGCACGTGGGTATGCCCGGCCAGCTGAGTGTTCATCGCTTCCACCAGGTCGAGCAGGTCGCACACCACCTGGAGCAGGTTGACGCCCTCGGAGCCCAGCCACGTCTTCGGCGCGATGCTGCGGCGGATGCCCTGGATGCGCTCCTGCATGTCGCCGCCGATCGTGGCGTTGAGCTTCTGGCCGACCACCAGGTTGAGGTCGCGGCCGGTGGCCTGGTGCAGGTCGTCCACCGCGGCGAGGCTGGCGGATCCGCCGGATAGCAGCTTGAGCGCGCCCAGTGCCTCGATTTTCTTGATGCCGCCCACCGATTCGGTGGAGTGGTCGTCCACCTCCACGGTGTGGTTCTGGTAGCGCTCGGTGTTGTCCAGGGCCTCCACCTGGCGCTCCACCGCCTTGTCCTCGATCTTCCCGTCCGTCTGGCGTAGCCAGTTGCCGTCGGCGTCCACGCGCTGCTGGCAGGCCTCGCTGTGCTGCCACACCTGGTCGCCTTTCGGCACACGCGGCAGGCTCAGCCCGTGCGGCAACACGGTCTGGATGAATGGCTTGTGGGGCAGGCCATAGGCGAAGCACACCACCACCACCGTGCCTTCCTCTGCGAAGCCGAAGAAGCCCGCCTCCTGCCCGCCATTCGGCGCCGGCAGCGGCACGCTGGAAAGAATCGGCAGATCCGGATCGGGCTCGCCGTCCGGCAGCAGCACCTCCACATCCACGGCGAAGCGCGGGCGGAAGTCGTCGCACAGGCCGGGCGCTGCCGGCGCATCCGGTACCGCCACCACGCGGCCGAAGCGGGGCAGGTGGTAGCCACCGGTCAGCTCGGGGAATTGCCGCTCTACGCTGCGGCGGATTGCGTCGTCCATCGGATGGCCATCTTGTTGTCGGCGAGTGTCACGCTGGTGATCCGCTCGCCCTGGTTGATCGTTGCACCAGGGCGCAAGCCGGGCAGGGCCGCGATCATGGCGCTCTGGTTGCCCTGGTAGCCGTCGAACAGCTCGACCGGCAATTGCAGCGGTGCTCGAGCACCGAAGAAGCTGTCCGCCCAGCTGCCGGCGAAGAGCTCGCCGTCGCCCTGCTGCTGCCAGATGAAGTCGGGGATGTTGAACACGCGGGCCAGGCTGTCCATCGCCTGGTATCCCGCGGCAAGGCTGTAGAAGAAGGGCGCCTTCACCTTTGCATAGGGCTGCTCGGGCACGCGGAAGCGGAGCCCGGTTTTCTCGCTGACGGCAGCGAGCACCATCGTCATGTCGACATGGCGCAGGTTCATCGGCATCGGGTTCGCCAAGATCGCCGCCAGCTCTCGGCACATCAGCACCTGCTGCACACTGTTGGCCGCGGTGCAGCGCTCCACGTAGCCGATGAAGTGGCGCTGCAGCGTCGCCTCGTTGTAGCCGATGTCGAGCGTCACCAGCCCCTTCACCGGGGCGTCGGCCTGGATAGTGAACGAGGCGCGGCCCGGGCTTTTCAGCTCCAGTCGCACCTCGTCCTTGACCAGCGGGTAGGCGGTACCGGCGATGGTCAGCACCTTGTGCAGCTTCATGCTCATGACGAACCGCCCAGGTAGTTGTCCAGCTTCTTCAGCGTCGCCTCGAAGCCGGTGAGTTCCTGTCCTGGTGCGGCTGCTCCATCGCCGGCGGCGGTGGCGGTCGAGCTGACCGCCTGCCCGGGCGCGGACTGGCTGGTGACCGCGTTGGGTTGGCGGCGTTTCTCCACCCGCTCGGGGTTGGAGAGCTTTTCCGCCAGGGTGAACTGCACCCGCCAAGCGGCCAGCGAATCGTCCTCACGCGCGCTGACGCCATCGGAGAACTGCACCTGGCGCACGCCGAAGGCCGTGGCGGTGTCGTTGACGATGCGGTACGTCTTCAGCTGACCGCCGCCTTCGGTGGCCTCGGCCAGGCGCATCAGGTCACGCAGCTGCACCTGGTCCACGAAGGGGATCATCAGCGAGACGGTCAGCGTCTTCGGCTTGAAGCCCTTGTGGGCCGACGTGCTGTTGCTCGTCTGCCCGGACATGTCGTCGCTTTCGATGCGCAGGTTGGCCGTGATCTTCAGCCCCTTGCCCTGCACCTTTTCACCGTCGAGCAGCAGCGTCATAGGCCCACCAGCTCCCGTACAAAGCTCAGCCCATCCAGCGAGCCCACCAGCAGCAGGCCCGCGCTCAATACCCATTCATGCCCGGGCGCATCACCCTCGAGCAGCTGCCGGCGCAGCTCGCTGGCATCGCCAGGGCCGATCAGCCGGGCGCGCATGCTGGTGTCGGCGCTGCCGTTCGCCAGCAGTGCCTTCAGGTCCGCCAGCTGCTGATCGCGGCCCTGCTGTTGGCTGGCCTTGCGGCCGGCCAGTGCGGCGAGGTCGGCCATCGGCGAGCTGTCGGCGGCGTAGCTCTCCAGCACAGCGAGTTGGCCGGAGATGGATTGCTTGGCGGCCTTGGTCACCGTGCAGCGCTCCAATGGCAGGGCGCCCCAGCGGGGCAGGGGGCCGGCGCTGGGCATTTCCCACTTTTCCGCCTCGAGGCGCGACAGGTGTCGGGCACGGCGCTCGGCGCGCACCAGATCCGGTACCGGCAGCAACACATTGAAGCGCGCCAGGGTGTCGGCCAGCTGGTCGAAGCGGGTGGAAAGGAACAGCAAGGAAAGGGCGTACTGCGGCCCGCTGGGCTTGCCCTGGTCGGCTGGGTCCACCAGCTTGCCGGCGAGCTGCTGCAGCAGGTTCGGCGCCGACAGGAAGCGCTGGTTGCCGCGCCCCTGGCCGATGCCGCTCTGAAACGGCGTCACCGCCAGGCATGCGGGCACCTCGCCCAGCTGGCTGTCCAGCGCGGCGCGCCCGGTGGCAATCGCACCGGCAGCAGCACCGCCGACCGGTCCCGGGTTGGTGGTTGCCAGCCCGTCCAGCCCGGCGAGCCGCTGCGCCGTGCTAGCCAGCTCGCCGCCGGCGAGCGTCTTGGCCTCGTCAAGTTCTGCCATCCACTGCGTGGCCTGCTCGGGCCAGCGCATGGTCACCGGTGCCCAGGTCACGGCTGCGGCGCCTCCCAGGTGATCGCCTCGAGCGCGGCGAGGTCGCCCGCTTCGAGCGCGGCGTCCAGCTGCTGTTTCAATTCATTGGCGTGCTGCAGCAGCTGCAGCTTGTACAGGGTGAAGTCGTCGCCGACGTGGCGTAGTTGCTCAGCCGTGTGCAGGCGGAATTCCTTCGCGCCCTGGACGTCGCGGCAGGCGTAGGGCATGTCTAGGCCGCGCAGGATGGCCCCGGTCAGGTTCAGCTGATCGTCCAGTTGGCTGGTGTAGAAGTACGGAGCGCCTAGGGCGTCCGACGTGAAGCCTGCGGTAATGGAAGCTTCGCAGGCGCGGTTGATACTGGACGTTCTAAACGCATGGTCAAGGGCGATCGAACGACGGAGCGGGAAGAAGGTTTTTTCACTGTAAAGCCAGCCCAGTTCGACATTATCGCTGCAGGGTACCCAACAAAGTGACGGGTGGAATCGCCCGTCCGGATCTGTGGTTGTAAGTTCCGCTACGGTGTCGTTTTCAACACGTGCCCACATCGTAATCACCACTCAATAATTACTGCGCCAGGTGCCCCTTTCTGGCCTGCTACAGTATTCGCCGAAGATGTAGCGCCTTTCCCGCCGCTGCCGAAGCCATTGCCGCCTGAGAGAGACGAAACGCCACCGTGTCCCCCTCCGACTGTGCTGCCAGCAACAGTTGGATACTGACAAACGCCCGGCTGACCGCCTCCACCGGATGTATTGATAGCGCCACCCGTACCACTGCCACCTCCACCACCAGCGGCGGTTCCTGCCACAGCAACGCCACCAGCAACCGAATTACCTGCGATACCACCCGTTGCGCTGCAATAAGCGCCGAAGCTTGAGGTTTCGCCACCCGTACCGATGTTGAGTCCGCTGGTGCCACCGCCCCCACCATCGCCAACCGATACCGTTACTGATGTAATACCGGCGAGGGGAACGAGTTTTCTTGCGCTCCCTCCCGCGCCGCCTCCTCCCGCCGCTGCGTTGTAGTTTTGGCTTGAACTTGCGCCACCGCCGCCGCCACCGCCCCCGATGACAGTGACCCTGGGTGTTCGCCGACCGCCGCGCAGCACTGGCGGTACCGCAAATGAGTGCACACCAGGTGTGCTGAATATGGTCTGGCCTGTAGCAACATTGCTTGGTAACTGTGCCTGACCTACGCACCACCATCGACCGGCACCGTCGCTGCGTAAGCGCATCCAATCGCCCGCAAATAGCAGTTCTGTGGATGCTTGCCCCGCGGCGTTCGACGTCGTATCTAACATCAGTTTGTCTACACCGCTGGCCGCAATTACCGCTGCGTTCGTAGTCGCGTCGACTCGCCGTACCGTTAACTCGACAATACCCAGCTCGGCGGTTGCAGCCGGTAAGGTGACGGTGACAGGGTCAGTTGTTGCATCGAGCAACTGAAGCCCCGTCACCCTGTCGAGCGCCCGCTTCACTGCTTTCGTGGTCGCCAGAATCTCGCTGTCATTGGTGTTCTCGTCGTCGCTCTTGGCGTTCGGCAGGTTGCCCAGACCCACGTCGCCCTTTGTGGTCGCTCTGGCGCGCAGGCCGGCGTAGTCGCCGACGCGAGCTGCGAAGTGCGCCACCAGCGGCCCCGCGATGTTCTCCACCGGGCGGCTATCGGCAACGGTGTTGCTGTTCGGCAGATCCGCGATGGCGACGCAGTAGTGCTGCACGCCGGCCGTGTCTACGTAATCGACCTTTCCGACGCCCCAAACCACGCTCCAGGTGGCCACCACGTCATTCAGCTCTCGCTGCAGGGCAACGTCGAGCCAAGCGGTGGTAGGGAAGCCTGGCGGAACAACCGGGAGCACGGTAGAACGCTGCACCCGCACCCCTTCCACGTAGGCGGAGCCCGGCTTGAGCTGGTACACCGAGCCCACTTTCTCTAGCTGCAGTGCGCTGCCGAAGAAGCACGCTCGGCCGAAGATGTCGCGGTTGCTCTGGCGTTCGCGCTCATCGATGCCGGCCAGGCGCACGGTGAAGTCATGCTGCCAGGTGCTGGCGTCGATGGTGATGCCAGTCAGCGCCTGGGCGCCGTCGAACACGACCAGAAAGTTGCGGGTTAGGTTGTTGCCCAGCTGTAGCGGCGGGATGTTGCGGCGCTTCTGCTGCAGCGGCGTGTAAGAGACGGCAAAAAGCACGCCTTCCGCGGTCTCCAGACCAATCCAGTTGAAGTCCCAGTCGCCTACGTCGGAACCGACCTGAACGCTGTACACCACCTGGTTGGGGTTTACGTACCCCTTGTTCTCAGCAGGAATGACAGCCGTGTGGACGATCTGCTCTGCCGGCGGCAACCCTGCGGCGCGGTCCACCGCAGCGGAGTGATTCAGGCCTGGCACGTTGGCAAAGATGAAGCGCACCACGTCCAGACCTTCCTTGGCGACTTGTTTCTGCGCGATCAGGTCTGCACCGGCGAGGGTAATGGCGGCACCCATGTGGCTCTCCTACAGCTTGGCAACCAGCGTCTGCTGGTCGTCGTTGAAATCGACCAAGGCCACGGAAAGCGGCACCGGTGTGATGGTGGAAAAGTCGTAGCGGCGGCAGGTGCGGCCGTACTGCTGAATAAGCACGCGCAGCAACTCGGGGTTCTGCGCTAATTGGCCATCAGTGAGCTGCAGCAGCACTACGTCCCAGTCCCTATCGGGCAGGCGCTCCTCGATCTCGACGTAGCCGACGCCCAGGCGCTGCAGGATCCGCTTCATGCCGGCCACAGTGCCGGCGTCCACCGCGTTGATGAAGGCGTACTTCACGCGCAGCCGGTACAGCGCTTCCGGTTCGTCCTTAAAGCGGGTGATGTCCCGCTGCCAGGCCAGCAGATCCAGAATGGTCAGGTGGCAGGTGTCCGGGTCCATTTGCAGCAGCGGCCAGCGCAGCCAGCCTTCCACCTTTGCCCACCAGGACGTGGCCGCGGCCTTCAGCTTGGTCAGCTCGGTACCGGCGAGCCAGAAGGGCAGCTCAAGCTTGATCATCGGCGCACCTCGCCCGGGAACTTCACCACGGGGCACCGGTCAGTGCGTGTGACGGCCGGCCGGTCGGACGCCCCTCCCCATAGGTTTTCGCCGGTCGCCGTCTTTCCTCCCTTACGCATTCACCACCTCCAGGCTCTGGATGCGCGGGATGCTCAGCTCGGACACGATGTCCGCATTGGCGAAATCCAACGACTCGATGCCCGCGAACTGCTGATGCAGCTCCTCACCCAGTCGGCTGAATGAAAAGCGCGACTGTGGGTACGTCAAAGTCGGCTGGAAATCACGTGGCGTGCTCTCCCGAAACGCCGATCGCACGAACAGCGCCACTTCGTCGCGCAGCGTCTCGCGTTGCGTCGCGGTCAGGGTTGAGCGCGGCCAGATCGTCAGGCTGATGTCGTGCAGGGTTTCTGGCATCACCATCACCAGCAGGTCATCGCCATGGCCATGGTTGCCGCCGTCCCGAATGTGCGCGTTGATCTGTTCCAGGTACGTTTCGCCCGGCACGTCCGCCTCGAACAGCACGTAGGCATTGGCGCTGCCCGGGCCGCGTGGTGCGCCGTGTTCGAAGTACACCCCATCGGGCCGCACGCCCGGGAAGGCCGCGATCATCGCGCGGTACACCGCGTCGGTGTGCCATTGGTTCACCGCCGAGAACTGGTTGCGCACGCGCAGGCGTAGCTCGCTGTCCGGCTCCGGATCGGCACCCGGCGAAGCCAGCCAGCCGTCGCTGTTCACCACCGCGGCGATGCCCGGTACCGGCTGCGGCAGGATGGCGTAATAGCCCGGCGCAAGGTTGTAGCCGCTGCCAACGTCCACCGCTTCAACCGGGACTTCCAACTGCATCAGGCCATCGGTAAAGGTGCCGGCGGTGGTGGTGACCAACTGGTAGACGTGCCCGTTGATCGAGGCGGACTGCACCACCGTGCCGGCCGGTATCTCCAGCGCGCCGCCGGCTTCCAGGCGGGTGAACAGCAGCACGCCGCGTGCTTTGGTCGCGCCCTTGCGCTCCACGTTCACAGCCCAGGCCAGCATGTCCAGCCAGGCGCCGGTGGCGGTTTTCACGAAGAAGTTCGGCAGTACCGTGCCGCTGACGAACTCCAGCAGCCACAGCACGGGCTTGGTCACCAGCGCGGTGACGACGCGCCAGAACGGCGAATAGGCGCTGGTGTTGCTCAGCTTGCTGCCCTGGGCGGTCACCTCACTTTCCCAGGCTTGGCGCAGGCCCGCCTCGGTGGTGGGAATGCCCGCATCCATCAGCGCTTGTTTGAAGTCCACGTCGCTCACAGGGCCACCTCGATGCTGCCGAATTTCAGGGTCTTGGCGGTGACCAGGTACTGGCCGGGCTCCACCTGGGTGATCAGTGCGGTGCCGGGTACCAGGCGCTCGTCGGCCTCCACCAGCAGCTCCATCTGCTGGATGCAGTCGCGTTGGCGCAGCCGGTCGCGCTCCGCCACCAGCGTCACCAGCAGGCCGCTGTCGCGGATCATGTGGGCGATGTCCTGGGCGATGCTGGCGCGGTCGTCCACCAGCAGCGGCTGGCGGGACAGGTCCAGCACCAGGTCGTTGTCGGCGATCAGCAGGTCGATGTAGTCGCTCATCCGCCCACCGCCATGCCCAACATGTTTTCCAGCTCGAGCGGGCTCATCGCCTTGCCGGTGTGGATCTCGACTTTCTCAACCCGGGTGCCCTTGTCCTGGTTGCTGGTGTTCTGGATGCTGGTCAGCAGCCCGCCCGGCGGCACCGCGGTGGCGCGCTGCGGGGAAAGGCTCGGGATGGCGTTGTTGATCGTGGCCTGGGCTTTCTGTGCCCGGTCGGCCTGCTCGGCAGCTGTCATCACCACCTCGCCGCCGGGCACGCTTGGCACCGCCGGCATGTCGCCGAAGGTCGTGTCGATGTTGATGCCTGGAATCTTGTTCAGCAGTGCGATCAGGCTCTTCAGAGCCGACCCCAGCAGCGCGAACGGGGAAAGGTTGGTCAGTCCCCAGATGAACACGTCCCAGATGGCCTTTGCCGCCGTGGTCACCACTTCCAGCGAAGCCAGCCAGTCCACCATCTGCATGCCGAAGGCGACTACCTGCTGCAAGCCGACCCACAGCACATTCAGCAGCGCGCCGAACACGCGGAATAGCATCACGACCGGCGTCAGCATCACGACGATGGCCTGGAACCACGCGGTGTCGCCGAATGCGGCCTTCAGGTCATCCCAGTAGTAGATCGCCGCGCCGACACCAATCACCAGCGCAGCGAGGCCGATAACGATCAGGGCAATCGGGCTTGCCAGCATGGATAGCATTCCGAAGATGCCGTTCAGGATGGTCAGCCCCGCCACGGCGGCGATTACGCCAAGCACCCCGAGCGTCAACATGCCGAGCAGCTTGGTGATGTTGGGGAACAGGCCCGCCCAGCGGGTCAGCGTGCCCGCGATAGCAGTCAGGCGCTCCATCAGAGGCGTAAGCAGCGGGATCAGCGCCTGGCCGAACGCAATGCGCAGCGCCTGCACCGCGGCGCCGAACTGCTGCCAGGGGTCGACCATGGCCTTGGCCATCTTCTCGGCCTGCTCGAGGCCGTGCACGTTGCCCAGTTGCTCCATGCTGTTGGCCAGGCCCGTGGTGTCGGTCATCAGCAGCTTGATCAGGCCCACGGCCTCGTCGGAGCCGAACGCCTTCTTCAGCGCGTCGGATTCGGCCACGTCCAGCGTGTCGCCGAACTTGCCCTTGAGCTTGTCCAGGATCTGCAGCATCGGCAGCATCCGGCCCTGGCTGTCCGTGAACGACAGGCCCAGCTTCTCCTGAGCGCCGCCGACGCCAGACAGGAAGGCCTTGTACTTGGTGCCGGCCTCGGCGCCACCCATGGTCGCCTGCAGCGTGCCGAGGATGGCCACCTGCTCGGACAGGCCGATGCCGGCGGACGTCGCACTGGCGCCGATCGACGTGAACGCGTCGCTCATGTCCTTACCGGTGGTCTTGAACATCTGCACGGCCAGCGCCGTCTGCCCCGTCAGGTTCTCCACCCACTCGGCCTTGCCCATGGCATCGGCCTGGTTCTTGAAGATGCCGTACATGGTGCCGACGTAGCTGGTGATCGTGCCGGCGTCGGCCTTGGTCGCCTTGGCCAGCAGGTTGCTCGCGTTGGTGAACGACGACAGCTGCTCGCCGGTGAGCCCGGCGATCGCCGACTGGATGTCATAGGCCGAGGCCACGAAGTCGCGGGCGTTCGCGCCGTAGGCCACGGAGAACTCCAGCGCCTTGTCGTTCAGCCGCTGCAGCGCGTCCTCGGCCACGCCGAGGGACTTCACCTCACCCAGGGCGCGGTTCATCTCCAGCGCCGGCTGCAGCGATTCGTTGATGGCCAGCCCAGCGCCCACCATGCCGGCCAGGCCGAAGCCCATCTGCCGGATGTTGTCCTGACCTTTCTCGGCCAGCTCGTTGAAGCCCATCTTCACCTTGCCCAACGGCGCGCTGACCTGGTCGGTCAGCTTCAGGATGAAGTTCAGGGCGGCGCTGTTCGTAGCCATCGATCACCTAACCATTCAACGCATGGGCAATGCCGTTCGCTACGGCGATCTCCATGCGTCTCCAGTACTCGTCCTCCAGCCACTTGGCGGTTCCCATGTTCTCGGGGGTGGGCGCCGCGCCAGGTAGCCAGCGTTCAGCCAGGGCCATCAGCTGGCCCAGGCCGTCTTCGGTCAGTCGTTCGGCTCGGTGGAGGGCTTTTTTACGGCCACCTCAACGTCCGGGCTGTACTCCTCGAGCAGCGTGCCGGCCACCTGCATGGTCAGCACCGGGTTGCCCAGCAGCGGTCGCAGCGCGTCCTTTTGGTCGGCCTGCACGGTGGTGGTCAGCAGGTTGTGGCCGGGGGCGACCTTGTTGCTCGGGGTCAGCGCGTTGAAGTACTTCGTCACGTCCTGGGCGGACAGGTTGAACGTAAAGTCGGTGGCACCGATGGTGATCACGATCTGGCGTTGTGCGGTCATGCTCTGTTCCTCATAAGGGCTTCGATGTGGGCGCGCAGGTTGCTTTCCAGCTTGTCCATGGCACGCTCGAAATCGGTGGTTTTCGGGTAGTTCTGGGCGATCTCCACGCGCAGCTCCAGGTGCTCGCGTCGCGCCTCGCTCACCTGCCGGAACAGATGTGCCTGGAAGCCGATCACGGCGGTCAGCAGCAGCTCCGGCAGCAGGTTCATCAGGTTCTCCAGCAGGCCCATGTCAGGCGCTCCAGTTGCCACGCCCGCCAATGCGCACCGCGGCGTGCATCAGCCAGGCCAGGGCCTTGTTCATGCCTTCCTCGAGGAGGGCGGCGTGGAAGATCCTGTCCGCCTCGCGCTTGGTGAAGCGGTGGGTCAGGTTCGTGTAGATGAAGTCGTGCACCACGGCCGGCCGGCGGGCCTGCACGTGGTCGCGCGGCACGATGCGCCAGGCGAGGCGCGGCACGCTGGCCAGGTCCGTGCGGTAGCCCACCGGCACGATCACGCGGCGTTGGTCGGCGGTGCGGTACTGCAGCGGCTTGACCACCTTCCACAGCGCGTCGCCTGGCACGTGGCGCAGCTCCAGGTCGCTTTCAAAAGGCATCGGCGGCGCACTCCACGCGGATCCGGTTCGGCGCCGTGCTGGTGGCGATCGCCTCGCGCAGCACGCTGCGGCCGATCTCCGGCGTCGCGCAGTAGCGGCTCACCAGCGTGCCGGCGGCGGTGGCCACCGGGTTGCTCGCGGTGCACGCGGCCACGGCGAGGGTGGCGACCAGGGCGCCCGCGCAGGCCAACAGCTGGGTCTTGAACGAGTACTTCATGGTCAGTAGCTCCAGATCATCGGGCGGGGCAGCTGCTCGGCCGGCGCCATGTCCAGGTGAATGAACCGCCCGCTGCCTTTCTGCTGAATGCCGATCCCGGTGAAGGGCAGCGTCATGGCCAGGCGCAGGATGGAAACCGCCGTCGCACCGCTGCAGGCGATGTCGAGCGCCGCGCCGGTGCTGTGCGCGCCGGGCTTGGTCTTGCGCGCCTCCACCGGGTGCTGGCGGCAGCGGTAGGCGCTGCTCACCACCAGCGGCTGGCCGTACAGCTCGCGCAGCTGCTGCACCGCCTCCATGAAGGCCGGGTCCATCTCGGTGCCGTCGCTGCCGCAGCGGCCGCATTTGCAGCGCAGCTCGGTGTAGCTGAAGTTCGGCCAGGGGCTCTTGCTCATCGGGTGGCTCGCTTCTCGAAAAGGGTTTGGCACGGAGTGCAGCGGGTCACCCCACCCAGCGCGCGGCGCTTGGCGGGGATCTCCTCGTCGCAGTCCTGGCAGTGGTGCAGGCTCGGGCCGTTCGGTGAGCGGGCCAGTTGGGCGGCCAGGGCGCGCTCCAGCTCCCGTTCTTCGCGGTCAACCGCGCGATCGACCCAGTCCGCCATCAGCGCAGGCCCTCGATCTCTTCAGCGGCGAGGTACGGCACGCCGTTGATGCGGATGAAGTCCGGGCTGGTGACGTCGAAGGGCACCTTGTGCTTGCTCTTCTCGCCGCCCTTGGGGTCGATGTTCAGCAGGCTGGATACCTTCAACTTGCAGCCGAAGGCCTCCACGCGCAGCTCCTCCTCGCCGGCCTTGGCGAAGAACACCGAGTCGAACGGTTCGAGCTGGCGGAAGCTGCCGGCGCGCTTGGCGGCCTCGATCAGCAGGTTGAAGTTGGCGGTGTCGAATTCCATCTCGCCGCCGGCGGAAACGTCGCCGTCCACGTGCCCATTCGGCACGCCCTTGTCCTGCGCCACCGCCGTGTTGTCGGTGATGTCCAGGGTGCAGCTCTCGACGTGAACCAGCAGATCGCCCAGGTTCACGTCGAAGTTTTTGCCACCGATACGTGCCATGCGGGCTTACTCCGAATCGTCGTTGGAAAGGTCGAGGGCGATGTTCGCCGTGAGGTCTTTCGGGCAGTTGTAGGGCTTGAGCTTCAGGTAGGCCTCGACCTTCGTTTTGCTCTGCCACACCAGCACGATGTCGCCGTCTTTCGGCGGCTCGATCTCGCCCGGGAACACCTGGCCGGCGAACTGCACCGAACGCGACATGGCGCGCAGGGGCGCCATCAGCGCGCTGGTGGCCGCGGCCATGGAATTGGGGGTGCTGTTCAGGCGGCGGTCGGCGACCCGCTGGATCAGCAGGATGCGCACCCGGCGCGCGGCCTTGTCCGCCAGACGTAGGTACTCCACCACCTGGAAGTCGCTGCCCGGCGCGTCGAGCATGTTGCCGTCGCCCCAGAACACGCCCGGGTAGTCGGGGTAGGTCTGCGACACGCTGAAACGGGCGCTGTCCAGCTCGGCGCGGATGGCCGAAGGCAGCGGGATGCCGTCGACGTCCACCGGCGTTTCGCCCAGGCCCAGCACGGCGCCTGTGGCCACGCGCATGGGGCTGTCGGCGATGCTCACGGCAGCGTTGGCCAGGCGTCCGGCCAGCACGCCCAGGTCGTTGCCGTGCAGCTGCGGTACCACCAGCACGCGCGGCGCGGCCAGGTCCTGGACAATGGCGCGCTGCTCGATCAGGTACTGGTTCCAGGTCTGCAGGTCCGGATCGCAACCGGCGCTTGCCGCCATCACGAACACGCGGCGGCCGTAGGTGCTGTTCAGCATCACCGCGGCGTCGTGCATCGCACTCAGCTCGGCGCCGCTGGTCACCGGCGAGGTGATCACCACCGCCTCGACCGAGAAACCCTGCTGCTGGGAGTACTCCAGGGCGTCCTGCCAGCTGCCGGCTACCGCGTCGATCGGCGCAGCCAGGCAGGCCCAGCGGTCGCCGCCGTTCAGGCGCGCCGCGGTCACCTGGCGTTTCAGGTCGCTGTCGGCAACGCCCAGCGCCGCGTCTAGATCGCTCTGGGTGTTCAGGGGGATCAGCTCGCCGACGTTCGCCGCGGCCGGGCCGATGAAAAGGAAATAGCGCTCGATCTCGGTCACGGCACCCTGGCCGAGGTTGAGATTGTTGACGCTGACTTTGCCGAGTGCCATGCAGTGCCTCGCTAGCGGGGTGAGTTAAGGATTTGCGGGAGCAGGTAGGCGATCAGCTCGTTGACTTCCTGCTGGTTGGCCACGCCGAAGAACTCGCGCTTGGGCAGCTCGATCTCCCAACTGGTGGGGCCGGGTTTCTCTTGCTTCAGCAGGCGAATCAGCAGGCCCGCCTGGCTGTACTTGATGTTCTGGACGATCCAGTCCGAGGACGGCCGCAGCCAGCGCTGGCCGCCGCGCTTGGTCTTGCCGGCGCGGATCTTGAAACCGAGCCGGCGCAGGCGCTTGGCCTGCTCGGCGGTCGCCATCAGCGGGGTGACCCGGCTGAAGGCGCGCATCTGGCCGGCGGTGCGGCGCTGCACCATCCCAGCGTTGTGGATACCGGCGATCATCGCGGTCTTGCGCTTGCCCCAGCCCAGCTCGGCGGCGTCCTCTGTCAGGCGCACCACGGATAGTCCGGTGGCCAGGCCGGTCAGCATCTTTGGCTTCTGGCCTTTCTTGCGTTTGCGAGCGCGGGGAGCAAAGGCGCTGCCGTGCAGGTCGGCCTGTTCACGGACGCGCTTACGCCACCCGGTACGAATGCGCAGGGCGGTGCGGTTCATCAGCCGGCGGCGCAGCTTGGGCGGCAGGTCCAGCAGAGCGAGCTGGGCGGCCACGTCGAGCTGGCCGCGCACGTCCAGGTTGAACGGGTTACTGGCTGCCACTGGCCACCTCCCCGTGCTCCGCAATCCACAGGTCGAACGGGACGAAGGCCCAGCGCTTGCCGAAGGCCTCGATCTCGCCGTCATCGGCTTCGGCCAGGTACTGCGGTTCGACGAATTCCAGGGTCAGCTCAACGTCGGCCAGGTCGTTGTCCAGCTGCTCGATGTCGAAGGTCGGCGCCGGCAGATCGTCGTCCCGGTCGGGGTCGTGGTTCTCCAGCCAGCTGCCGAGCAGGGCCATCAGCCGGCCCGGGTGGTCGGCGAAGCGTTCCATCACGATCACCGCTCGGTAGCGCATGTCGCCCAGGTGCAGGCCGTCCAGGTCGGGCTTCCAGGTGAGGTTGAGCGTGACCTGCTCGGCCCAGCTATCGAGCTGTTCCGAAGCGACCAAACGGCGCTCAAGCAGAAAGGTGGTCAGGGCACGGAGCTTGTTCACAGCAGCACCGCCGTGATCCGGCCACGGCCTTGCAGCAGGCGCACGGCCTGTTGGCTGAAGGCGAGGAACTGGTCTTCGGTGGCGGGTGATTCCTTGGCGATGTTCTCGGCCGACTCGCGGCGGTTCACCGTGGCGAACTGCTGCAGCAGGTAGGCCTTGGCGCGGCAGTACACGGCGCGCTTGTACGTCGCTACGTGAAATGTGCGCTCCGGCAGCACCATGGGGTCCGCACTTTCCACGCTGGCGACGCCTGCCGCCTGCCAATCCGCTTTGCGCTTGGCCAGGTCGACGTTCACTTCGCCCATGGCGAAGGCGATGCCCTCGGCCAGCAGCTCGCTCAGGTACTCCGCCGGCAGGCGGTAGCCCTTCTGGAACTCGGCGACGGAGAGATCCGGCCAGAAGCCGTCGTTCTCTATCGCCTGGTCCACCAGGGTGGTCGGTTTACCTGAAAAGCTCATCGCTGGCCGCTCGAATAGGGCGGGGTGACTGCGTCGGGTGGTACTGGCTCAAAGCCGGAACACCTTGGCAGGCCCCGCTGGGGGGGGGTAGCTGGTTACGCGGTACCGGCTTCGGCCTGCTGCTTGCGCAGCGCCTTCTCGGCACCTTCAAGGCGCGTTTTCACGCCGATTTCCGGGTACAGCTCGGTGGCACGATTCAGGTGCTCAACAGCCGCGGCCCAGTCCTTACGGTCCATGGCCAGCACGCCGAGCAACTTTTGGTAGCGGGCCGGGATACGCTCGAACAGCTGCCAGGGGGCGGGGCGCTCAGATTCGCCGCCTTGCTTGAAGCCATCCCAGTTGCCATCCACACGCGGCAGCAGCTGTGATACGTAGGGTTCCGGGCTGCGGCCGGCCTTGTGCTCGGCCTCGGCCCAGTCGATCAGCTCGTCGGCGACGAAGGTCTGCACGTCACGCTTGAAGCGTTCCGGCAGCTGCTGGCCCTGCCCAATCGCGAAGTCGGCAAGCTCGATGCCGGCTTCGAACTGCGCCGTGTCGAACAGCCAGACCAGCACCTGCATCAGCACCGGGTTCGGGTGGTTCAGGCCCGACTCGCGGTAGCGCTGCACGTAGTCCAGGTACTTGGGCAGCAGCTCGTCGCGCTTGAGTGCCTGGCGTGCCTCGCGGCTGTTGATGGCACTGATGCGCTCCAGGTCCGCATCCAACGCGGTGGTCATCAAGGCCAGGTGCTTCTGGGCGTTGGCAGGGCCGGCCAGGGCGGTGGCGGGCGTGTAAGCCCGCGCACCGGTGGCCGCTGCTGCCGCACCCTGTTCGCGCACGCGGCGCTTATGGGCTAGGGCCAGGCTCATGTCAGACGAACTCCACGTTGGCGGACTCGATGGCCGCGAACTTGCCCAGTTGCTCGATCACGTAGCCCTCGTTGCGGCTGTTGTAATCCTCAACCTGGGAGCGCTTGGGGTTCTCCTGGATGTGTCGACGCCAGCTGGTGTCCTGGAAGTAGATGGACAGGTTGTCCCAGCTGGTGACCACCACGCCTTTGCCCGGGAAGTGCGGGCAGGTGAAAGTCGGCAGACCGCCGTAGGTGGCGATCACCTGGGCCATCTCGATGCGTTCTTTCTCGGTCGGGGTATCGCCCTGGGCGGCGTACAGCTTGGCCTTGTCGTGGGCCAGCAGCTCGCGGCCGACGATGGCGATCAGATCGCCGCCGTCGCGGAACTCCTCGTCGATCATCAGGGACACGTCGTGCACCAGGGCGTCGAGGTTGGCGTAGTCGCCGGTCGCGCCGATCTGGATCTTGCCGGCGACCTTGGCGCCTTGGGCCAGCACCTGCTCCGGCGCCTGCTCGCGGGCGATCTGCAGCCAGCCTTTGTTCACGTCCTGCAGCAGCGGGTTGGCTACGCGGTCAGTGGTGGCGGCAGCGCTGGTACCGTTCCAGCCGATCATGATGCGGTCCAGCGCGATCTGCTTCTGCACCGCGGCGGAATAGCGCTGCGGAAAGTTCGGGAACTTGGCCCAGGCGTCGATGCTGGCGTACTTCAGCGCCACGTCGCTGTGGGTTTCGAACAGCTCGTAGCCCTGGCCGTCCAGGCCCAGCACGTTGCGAGCGACGCGGTCGGCGTTGCTGGTGTCGGTACGGCCGGTCACCGTGCCGCTGGTACCCAGCATCACCTTCTCGCCCTTGATCTCGCTGACCGGAATCACGTTGATCCGGGACAGGAAGGCCGAGCTGTGGGTGATCTTGTCGTTCAGCGTCTGCGCGTGGGTCGGCGTGACGTTGAATTCTTCGCGCACTGTTTCCACGCCATAGGTGGTGGCGATCGCAACGGCGAGGGCGCTGAATTTCAGGCGGGCTGCTTGGCTCAGGCTCATATCAGTACACGGCCTCTTGTTTGTCGTCGGCCGCGCCAGTGGTGTTGGGCACGTCTTTGCCCTTGCCCTGGTTCAGCGCGGTGTTGAATTTCTCGGTCAGGTCATCCAGCGAGGTTTTCAGGCTGTTGAACTGCTCGGCGGTGATACCGGTGGCCTTGTCGCCGTCCTTGCCGGCTTCCGGCTCGGTGACGGCGGGCTTCTCGGGCTCGGTGGGCTTGGCGGCAAAGGTGGCAGCGCTCGTTTCCAGGCTGGTGGCCACGGTGCCGAGCTTGTCCACCGCGGCGGCGAAGGCCTGCACGGTTTTCGGATCCATTGGGGTGCTCTCGTCTTTGGGGGTTGCGGGGGATTCGGGACCGCCCTTGCCGAGGGCGCTGAACAGACGGGTGAAGAAGGAAAGGGCGGCGGCTTCGTCCGTGTCGGGCGCGGCGATCAGCTCGCCCAGCGGCTCGAGGTTGGCGAAGTAGTTGCCCTTCTCCGCGCGGCGGGAGAAGTGCAGGGGCTCGGTGCCCAGGCTGGCGGGCTCGTCGGTCACGGCCAGGCCGGCAAGATAGGCTTTGCCGGTGTCGGCGAACTCGGGCTGGATCTCGATGCTGGTGAACAGCTTCTGAGCTTCCTTGTTCAACGCAAGCAGCCGGTCGTTGGGCTGCAGCTTGGCGAACAGGGCGACCTTGCCGTCTTCCAGGTCTTCGGCCTTCAGCTCGGTGACGGTGCCGAAGCTGCCGACATACCGGATGTGCTCGTACCAGATCGTCGCGGTGTACAGCGCGGGGTCGTAGCCCTCGGCCATGTCGCGCAGATCCTGCGCCTCGATCGTGCGGCCGTCGGCGGTTTTGCCGCTGGTGGCGACGCGTTTCCAGTCGGTAACAAGGGAGCGGGGCATGAACTTTTCGGCTCTGTCGGGGTTCAGATGCCGCCACCATAGGCACCGCCCAGGTACCCCTCAAACGCTTTGCTTTCGCCCCGTTCCTAGCTGCGAAATCTAGGAATTTCCCGCAATTTATCTGCGCGTTTGCCTCTTTTTCGCCGCATAGACTGCGGCGCATGCCTTACTCCACCGAGATCAAAGAAACCGCCAAGCGCCTGTACCTGCGCCGCGCCAAGCCGCGCGAAATACAGGCCGAACTCGGCTTGCCCAACGTCCGGATCGTCTACTACTGGATCGCCAAGGGCGGCTGGGACGAGATGCTGACGGACGAGGAGCCGCTGACCGCCGTCAGCCGGCGCATCACCCTGCTGCTGGAGAAGCCCGGCACGCTGGCCAAGGGCGAGCTGGACGAGCTGGACCGCCTCACCACCGTGCGCGAACGCCTGCTGAAGCAATGCGCCAAGCCACTGCAGCCAGCCGGCGAGGCGCCGCCGGAGCGCGGCCAGGGGCGCGCCGCGCCGCAGGGCGAGCAGCAACAGCGGCGGGGCGGCAAAGGTGGACCGCGGGAGAAGAAGCCGAAGAACGACGTCACGGGCCTCTCCGAAGTCGACTTCCTGGAGAAGTTCACGGCCAACATGTTCGGCTACCAGCAGGAGCTGTTCGCCGCCAAACAGAACCCGCTGACCTGCCGCATCCGCAATGTGCTGAAAAGCCGGCAGGTGGGCCTCACCTACTACTTCGCTGCCGAAGCCTTCATGGATGCGGTGCTGACCGGCGACAACCAGATGTTCCTCTCGGCCAGCCGGGCGCAGTCGGAGATCTTCCGCAGCTACATCATCGCCTTCGCTGCCGAGTGGTTCGGCATCCAGCTCACCGGCAACCCCATCGTGCTCAGCCGCGACGGCAAGCCGTGGGCCGAGCTGCGCTTTCTCAGCACCAACAGCAGTACCGCCCAGGGCCACCACGGGCACGTCTACATCGATGAGTACTTCTGGATCCGCGACTTCGAGAAGCTGAACAGCCTCGCCGGGGCGATGGCCACCCACAAAAAGTGGCGAAAAACCTACTTTTCCACGCCCAGCGCCGTCACCCACCAGGCCTACCCATTCTGGACCGGCGAGGAATTCCGCAACAGCAAGCGCGGCAAGAAGCTCGGGAAGGAGTGGCCCAGCGAAGCGGCCATCCACCAGGGCGCGCTGTGCCCGGACGGCCAGTGGCGCAAGATCATCACCATCGAGGACGCCGTGGCCGGCGGCTGCGATCTGTTCGACATCGATCGCCTGCGCCTGGAGAACGACGAAGACCGCTTCGATCAGCTCTACATGTGCAAATTCATCGACAGCACGCAAAGCGTCTTCAGCCTGGCCGACCTCGAGCGTTGCTACTCCGACCAGAGCCTGTGGACCGACTACGACCCCGACCCGAAGGCGCCGCGGCCCTTCGGCAACAGCCCGGTCTGGCTTGGCTACGACCCCAGCCGCACCCGCGACGACGCCACCTGCGTGGTGGTCGCGCCACCGCTGGAAGTCGGCGGCAAGTTCCGCATCCTGGAGAAGCACAGCTGGCGGGGGCACTCGTTCACCTACCAGGCCGCCCAGGTCAAGAAGCTCACCGAGCGCTTCAACGTCGTGCACATCGGCATCGACATCACCGGTGTCGGCTACGGCGTGTTCGACCTGGTGCGCGACTTCTTCCCGCGGGCCACGCCCATCCACTACAGCCTGGAGACGAAGAACGCCCTGGTGCTCAAGGCGCAGGACACCGTCCAGGGCAGCCGTATCGAATGGGACGCCGGCTGGAACGACATCGCCGCGGCCTTCCTGACGATCAAGCGTGGCGCCACCGCCAGCGGCCAGATCACCTACAGCGCCTCGCGCACCGACGCCACCGGCCACGCCGACATCGCCTGGGCGATCATGCACGCGCTGGCCAATGAACCCCTCAACACCAACAAACGGCGGCGCAGCCGCTGGTCATCACTCGAACAGGTCAGCCATGGCAAAGCGCAAACCGCAGCAGCAACAAGCAACCAACCGGGCGCCCAAGGCGTTCTCGTTCGGCGCGCCCGAATCGGTGCTGGCCGAAAACATGGGCCAGTACCTGGGCGTGTTCGCCAGCGACGACGGGCGCCTCTACACGCCGCCGGTGTCGCGCACCGGGCTGGCAAAGCTGCTGCGCGCCAACGCCCACCACGGCGCCATTCCGAAGTTCAAGCGCAACCTGCTGCTGCGTGACTTCCGCCCCTCGGTGGGCTGCAGCGCGCAGACCATGGGGCGCGCGGCGCTCGATTTCATCGTGTTCGGCGAGGCCTACTTCCAGCGCATGCGCAACATCATCGGCCAGGTGCTCGAGCTGCAGCACCTCCCGGCGATCAACATGCGGCGCAAGGTCGGAGGGGGCTTTGTGATGCTGCTGCCCAAGGGGCAGGAACTGCACTTCGAGGAGGACGAGGTGGAGCACGTGATGGATTACGACGTCGAGCAGAACGTCTATGGCGTGCCCGACTACCTGGGCGGCATGCACTCGCTGTTGCTCAACGAGAGCGCCACGCTGTTCCGCCGCCGCTACTACAACAACGGCGCCCACGCGGGCTTCATCTTCTACACCAACGACCCGGACCTCACCGAGGAGGACGAGAAGAAGCTCCAGGAGCAGATCAAGGGCAGCAAAGGGGTGGGCAACTTCCGCTCGATGTTCGTCAACATCCCGGGCGGTACCGAAAAGGCGATTCAGATCATTCCGGTAGGGGACGTGGCCACCAAGGACGAGTTCGAGCGGATCAAGAACATCACTCGGGCGGACGTGATCGCCGCGCACCGGATGAACCCGGCGCTGGCCGGCATCATGCCGGAGAACTCCAGCGGCTTCGGCGACATCGAGAAGATTGACCGCGTATTCACCAACAACGAGATCCGGCCCATCGCCATGCTGTTCCTGCAGATCAACGCCACGCTGCGCGCCGATCGGCGGGTGGCCTGGAACGAGCCGGCGGCGGGCTGATGGTGCCAGGCTCTATCAGGCGAATTGCCATGATGTTGTGTTTTGGCGTCAGAAAAACACTACAGATAGTGGGGAAGCTGGCAGAATAGGTTCCTAGAACGGAACCCTGGGGAGGGCGCTATGCGGGTCTACTGCAAGGAGTGTGGCGGGAAAGGGCGCATCGCGTCGCGTGATGAACTGTCCCGTGAGTTCGCTCGGCTGTACTGCCAGTGCCTGGAACCCCATTGCGGCCACAGTTGGGTGGCCAATCTGACCTTCTCCCACACCCTCAGCCCCTCGGCCAAGGCGGTCGACCGGCTGCTTTTCGACCGCTTGCGTGACCTGACCCGCGCCCAGCAGAAGGATCTGTTCGATCAGCTGGGCAGACTGCCCTCGGTGTAATCACCCAGTTTCTCAACGGCCGCGTGCAGCCGGCGCACGCTTGCCATGCCGAACTCCACGAAACCAAGCCGGCCACGCTCGGATAGTTCTATATCCGAAGTTGATATATCAACAACCAGTGATAGCGAATACCCGCACTCTTGCAGTTCCTCGCGTAGTTCTAACAGTGACTCTTTCTTGCTCTGCATGTCGCATCTCCTTGTCCGGCAGACTTCAAGTGCGACGGAGTTTAGGTAGTTGGTTTTTGCAGCGTCAAGCACTTTCTAATTCCAGTGTCGCGACGAAAAATATTTATCAGCAGGGCTGATGACACAGCCGAAACCGTGCTAGGAGGCCCGTGCGACGGGCTCTGTCAGGATTGGTGCCTTTAACGCACCTTTCCTGATTCTGTTCGGCGGATATTGACCAACGCATTATTGCGTTAATTGACGCTATCGTTATTTCTATAACGCGTTATTAAGTAGAAAGCACAAAAGCACAAATGTCCTTTTGATCCTGCGCTACACGGTGCAATAAGTAAGTACCTAAGTAGTTACTTAACGAACGTTTGAGTTGGCTACGCTTGAGCGTTTGCTAGGGCTGCAGGCAATCGGGTGTTATGCGGGCAATAAAAAAGAGCGCCGAAGCGCTCTTTCTTTTTGGCGATTATTGCCTGCACGTTTTTATGTTATTGCACCTCTTCCATCATCACCACGCCGTAACGGCGCTGGCCGGTTAGGTTCTCGAAGGCCACCACGAACAGGCCGGGCGGCAGCGGAATTTGCACCACGCCGTTGCCTGTGTCGTGCTGTAGCACGCGGGTGGCTTCGACCAGGGCAAAGTCGGAAGGCAGGTCCAGTTGCTCACGCGCCTTTCGCTGCCGTGCCTCAGGTACCGCGATCAGTTGTCCATCGATCAGCATGGCGTTCTCCTCACATGCACATCGGCGCGTTGCTGCCGGTACGCTCCAGGTCCAGTTGTTCCCATGCTGAGAGCACGCGGCCGATCTTGTTGCGGTTGCGCTTCTGCACGCTGGGCATGTCGGCATAACAGGCCTTGCAGGTATCGCTTAACCCATCCTCGCTACTGGCCCGCCGGTAGAAGAACTCGCTATCGGCCGGCCAGTATTCGTCGCACTTCTTGCAGAGCTTTTCGGGCGCCTCCTCGAGGACCAGGACTGCGTTAGCCATTGGCCACCTCCTCAAGCAGATCACCCGGGTGGGTGAAGGTGGTGCGCTCGCGCGGGTTGAGCAGGTCGGGTTGTTCCTGGAGCAGGCCCGGCGCCAAGCCCAGCTTCCTGGCCAGCGCCTCGGCAGCGTGGCTGGCGTCGATGGTGCAGCTCGCCGTCTGTTTCTCACCGCGCACGGTGGCTATGTAGGTCATGCCGGTGAAGCGGGTGCGGATTTCAACGGTCATGGTGGCCCCCTTGAGCGGACAGGGCGGCGACAGCATCACGAACCCTGTTCACGGCGCGGCCAGCCTGCAGCGCGTACTTCACTGGTGGCAGGTCGTTGATGTTTTCGACAGCATCGCATAGGCCCAATGCCTCGGTGCGCAGCGCCTCCACCAGCTCGGTCTGCGCGACGGGAGCGGCGTAGAGTGCGGTCACGCAACCCGGCATGTAGTCATCGACTTCATCTACCGATACCAGCGCACAGTCCCGATCAACTGGCATGTCGTCAGCGTGTACCGCGTAGACCACTGGTAGCTGCTCGATTTGCGCGGGGCGGTGGAACCACGCCCACCTAGCCGCACTCATCGTGTCGGAGTTCAGCTTGAAAACGCACTGGGTGAGCAAGGCGCGCTTAAAGGTCTCTTGCTCATCCTGCTCCGGGGCTGGCTTTACCGGCTGGACCGGCACCATGTTCCGCTCCGGACAGCAGCTCAGCGCGCCGGCCCGTTTGTACAACGCCATCTGCGCGGCACGGTCGCGGGTTACGGTTCCGCAGCCTGTGCATTCGTAGATGGTCCGATCAGGGGCGTCTTCGGACGTAGGCTTGATGGGGCTTGAATCAGCCATGGGCCACCTCCGCCAGCTCGACGTCGTGGTAGTCGGGAACCTCTACGTCAGCGGCGATGCAGCGGATACCGCACCACCCGAACGGCCCGCCGTCGCTACCGCCCCAGCCTTCCTCGTTGTGCAGGTCCTCCGTCCAGATCGGGCCCGGGTTGTCGAACGGCCTGTTGGTCGCTTCTGTAAAGCTGGTTCCGCCTTCGTTCAGCATCAGTCCGATCAGGCGTTGCCCGGCGAGGCGGATCACCGCCCGCACGACGTCGCCGTTCTCTTTCTGCAGGCGGTAGCGATCGCCGCTCCAGAACTGGTTGATCTCCTCAGCACGCTCAGCCGTCAGGATGTCGTGGTTCACTTCCAAGGTGACGCTGTAGTCCTTCCAGGACTCACTCACGGTGTAGCGCTTGATGTTGGTGTTCTGCATGGGGCACCTCAGTTCAAAGTAGGCGCAGCGGCACGGGGCGCGGCGCAGGGTTGGGCGAGCAGCTTGGTGATCACCGCGGCATCGGCCGGGGTGAGCTCACCGAGCCGGTGAGCCATGTCGGCCACGCTTTCCAGGCGGATTCGCGCCTCGGCGGTTTTCTGCACCTGGTAGCGGACCAGCGCCTCGCCGACGATGGACGTGGCGGTCACCAATAGGTGGCGGGGTGCTGTGGTAGCCTTTGCTCCGCTGCCGCTTGGGTGTTGTGCTTGCATGGTGTTGCTCCTTTGCTGGTGGTAGGTGTCGGGGAGTTGCACCTCCTCGATACCCTTCTTTTCAGCCCCGCCCGGGTAGGGCGCTGGCCGTGAATATCGGGCGCATGTCGCGCCGCACTTCGAACATTCCCAATTCCTTGCCGTCCAGGTCCTGCAGGTGAACCCGCGTCAGCTCGCCTGGCAGCGCGGTCGGGTGGTGGTCGCGCCAGTGGCAGCTCGCGGCCAGCTCGGCCAGTGATTCGGCGGTCATCACCTCGACGCAGGCGATTGGCAGATCGATATGGCCGGAGACGCCGTTGGCGCAGTAGGTCAGTCGCATGGGGTTGATTCCTCGCCCGCTTTCTTGGCCCAGTTCAGCAGCTGATATGGCTCGGCAAACTCGCGACGCTCGACGGAACAGCCGCCCTCGTCGTCAAAGGTGAGCACCATGCCGCGCAACACGAATTGCTCTGGAAAAGCCTTTTCACCCAGTTCGATGGCGCGGTTGCAAGCAGCGGTGTAGGCGGTACTGAGATGGGCTACCTGTTCGTCGAAGGACCGTTTGGCCTCGCCCAGCCGTTGCTCAGCGTCGATGAGATCTTCGTGGGAGCGCTCAAGGAGGTGCATGGCGTCCAGCAGCTTGTTCATCGGCCTAGCGGTGGGGGTTTGAGTTTGCTTGGTCATGGTGTTGCTCCTTTCAGTGGTGGGTGCGGAGTAGGTCGAAGGTGGCGGCAAACACTTCATCGCCCAGCTGGCGGGCGCTCAGGTGGCCGTAGTGCAAGCCGAGTTCGCGGGTGATCCAGTGAACCTGCTCGGGGCGCTCCAGGCTGATCATCGTCAGCAGCAGGGCGCGGCGCGGCAGGTCGAGGCTGTTCAGGGTTTTCAGCAGCGCGGGCAGGGCGCCCAGCTGGGCGTCAGCCCAGGCATTAATGCCGTCCTGGGCAAATGGGAACGCTTCGCCACCGATCAGCTCGGCACCCTTCTTCCAAGCGGCAAAGTAGGGGTCGGTGCCGGTCGGCATCAGCGGGCCCATGGCCGTGGATGCTGCGGCGAGCTGTTCGCCCGTGATCATCGGTATCAGGCGTTGGCTATTCATCGTTGCGGTACTCCTCTCTCAGTTGGTTCAAGCGGCGGCGCATGTCTTCGCGGTACTCGTCGGGGAAAGTCGGGTCAGCGAGCCATTCGCGGATTTGCCTTGGCGTCCTGCGGCTCAGCATGTCGAGCGCCAGGCAGTCCCGTAGCAGGGCTTCGTCAGGCGAAAGGGCGGTGGTGGTCATGGCGCGTTTGCCTCACCTGCACGCGTCATGGGGGCGACACCCCCGGAACATCCGGAACAGGCATCAGACAGATGTGGCTGCAGCCCAGGCAGCACGTGGGCTGCAGCCTGGTATGCGGTGTTCCCCCGCTGCCGGAACATGCCGGAACAGGTTTTTCGGGCGAATCGCTGGAGGGCGCGCGCAGCAAGGTCTACAGGGCGTTCCGGTGAAAAGGGCTTGGCGGAACAATTGCGGAACATGGCGGAACAGGTTGTTCCGGCGCGTTCCACCGTGTTCCGGTGCTGGCGGAACGGTTTTCTATTGGTAACTCCTTGTTCTATAAGAGTTTCTTTTTCAATAATTTCAATGTTCCGGATGTTCCGGACCAGACGGGGCAATACACGCCGGGAGTCATATCCGCCTATACGCACACACACGCCCGCCTGACGCATACGACTCAGCATGACCAGTTCCCCCGAGCAAACACCCAGCAGTTGAGGGAGCGCTTCTCGATCACCGAGCGCACCTTGCGGTTCTCCAGGAAGCGGTAGGTGGTGCTGAGTGGGAGGGCGCGCATCAGCTGTACAGCGGGGATCACCTCCTGCCCTGCGAGCCGGCAGGCGTTGTGGAAATGCTCGATGTTGATGGCGATCAGGCCTTTGTCGCCGCTGTGGTTCAGCGTCTCCTGGGTGATCTCCTTGGGGGCTTCGCCTGACTCGTGCACCGTCACCACGCGCTCGTTCAGGTAGTGGAAGATCTGCCAGAAGCGCGAGGCGATGGTGTCCTCTTTACTGACACGCTGTTGGCGGTCCACGGCCCTGCCCTCGATGTGCTTGAGCAGCTGATCCAGGGTGCGATCGCTCCAGTCGGGAAAGAACGCCTGGGTGGCATGTGCTGCGGCCATCATCTGCGCATGGCAGTGCACGATGCGCTGGTGGCGGATGGCGCTGTTCTCCTGCAGGCGCTTCTCGTAGACGGGAAAGGCTTCGAAGTAGCGCTGCAGCCAGGCCGCTTCGTTCTCCAGGCAGTGGCGCAAGTAGCCAGCCAACTCCTCAACAGGTCGATCTTTCAGCCGGATGGAAACCGCTTTTAGTTGGGGGGTGTGGTGCTCCTTGGTGGCGTGCATGTGGACGATGCGAGTCATGATCGCTTCGTGCCCTTCGACGCTGGCGTTCTGCGACATGCAGAGGGCGCCACGGAAGATCAGGCTGTCGGTGTCGTTGCTCGAGGACTTCACGCCGACCGTGCGCAGCGTGGCGTTGTGGTCGTACAGCGGTTTCACCTTTTCCCAGTTGTACTGGTTGACCACCACGCGGCCCTGGGCGTCGATGGTTTGGGTGTCAGACTCGATCAGCACTACCGGCAGGTTGCTCACCTGAGAGAAGGCTCGGATCAGACCGACGCTGGTTGAGCCCTCGCTGTTGGGCTTCACGCCTTCCTGGTTGGGCCGGCCCACCAGGCACCAGAGAAAACGCAGCAGGAAGGACTTGCCCGCCCCGGCTTCGCCGGTGAACTCGAAGAAGGGCCAGCTGCCCTGACGCTGTCGGATCTGCTGGACGAACAGGCAACCGGTCCACCAGCTGAGTGCGCCTACGCCGTTGAGGTGGTTGACCGCAAGGAAGTCGGCGAACCAGTCCGGCTTGAAGTCCTGCCCGTGCACTACGCGGAAGCTGTTCAGAGAGGTTTTCAGCCCGCTGCGGCCAACGTCCAGGAAGCCATGCCTGTTGGCCTGGTACTCGCGCCCCTTCCGATAGCCGAACTGCTGGAACACGTAGGTGCCGGTTTCCTCGTCGTAGCCTACGAAGGGGAGGGTGCGCACCGTCATGGCGTTTTCCAGCCAGCGGCCGCGCAGCATGGCCAGCACGCGCTCGCCGCCCTGGAAGTCACCGCCCGGTGTGCGCTCGAGCATGGCCTTGGCGAAGCTGCGGGGCTCGCCCACTGCGCTCGGGGCCAGCGGCACCTTGCAGTCCTGCTGGGCATTGGGGAACCGAAACTGGAAGAAGTACTGCTGATCGCCGGTGATGGCGTCGCGCTGGATGTACTCAAACTCAGGCACGCAGTTGGCCACCTGGGCGACGGTGCAGTGTTTGGCGAAATCGGTGTAATGCCCGTCCACCTCGTCGCCGTCCAAGTCTTTCTGCAGCTCGGCCACGTTGATGCGCGCCGAGTACAGGCGGTTCTCGTAATCGAGCAGGAAGAAGCTGCGCTTGCCTTTCATGTAAAGCAGGTAGGCGACCTTCATCGGCGACCTGGCAGTGAACAGCCGGCCGCGGTAGCAGGCCTCCTCAAGGAAGGCATCGTTCAGCTCGCCGTCGCGGTAGACATCGTCCCAGTCGCGCTCGCCGGCGAGTGCAACCCAGCCGATCTCGTTCAGCTCTTTCAGCTGCTTGAGGTACTTGGGAATGTACTTGCGGCCGGCTGGATCGTCGTCCAGGCCAATGCACCAGGTGATCAGCTTGCCGCGGTTCTCCTCGACGATGTCCCAAGGGAAGTTCACGCAGCTGATCGAGGCGATGACCTTGTACCCGGCCAGGTGCAGCGCGATGGCGTGGAAGATGCCCTCTACGATATATACCCGGTCGCCAATGTTGATGACCTGACCCGGCGGCACCCAGCCCTGGCTCGTGTAGCTCATCTTTCCCTTGATGCCGGCCTTGTCGCCGTTATTCCGCGCTACGGCCGAGGCATCGATGATCCGCTCCCAGTAACCGTCGCAGAGCGGAAAACGCACGGTGTCCGCCCAGCTCCCATCAGCCATCTTTCGGCGCGCTTGGGTGTACCAGCCCTGCAACTTGCTGGTGTCGAAGCCCCGGTTGCGCTGCAGGTAGGCATCGGCGGTGGCGTTGGGGTTGGCCTCTGTCTTCGGGAAGCGCTCGCTCAGGTTCTCGAACAGGTGGGCGTAGCGTTCGCGGGTCTTCTGCTCGAACTGGCATTCGTTGTCGCGGTTGCATTTGAGCTGGAACGGCTTCTTCCGGCTGATGAATAGCCTGCGCTTGCCGCAGCTCGGGCAAAGGCCCTTCTGCAGGTAGGTGTCGGTGATGGACTCGAAGTCCAGCTCCCGGTCGTTCTCCAGGGCGTGGACCACATCCCGGTGGTAGATCTCCTCGAACTTCATGGCCGCCTCCGTCAGCACTGGGCTGACTGACTGCCGGCGCCAGACTGCCGCACTCGCTCAGCCTGCTCCGCCGCTTCGACGGCGATGTGAATCATGTTGATCAGCACTGCTGACTTCGAGCCCTCCACCTTTGGGCGAATGATGTAGTTCCCTTGCTCGATCTCCCGGCGAATGGACCGGTCGGACATGCCGGAGCGGCGGGCAAACTCCTGGACTGTTACGTAGGGCGTGTCGATGGTGATCTGCATTCTGGTAACCTCTCTAGTGATATTGCCGTGCAAAGTTCCTATATAGGGGCCAATGGTGGATCCTATATAGGGTCTTGTCAAGAGAGGGAAGAATGGAATTTGCAGCGAAGCTGAAGGCGATGCGTAAGGCCGAAGGAATGACCCAAACAGAGTTCTGTGAGCTCTTAGACTTCAGCATCAGCACGTACAAGAAGTACGAGGCGTCCATGTTCGAGATGGGCTACGGCGCTTTGACGAAGGTGCTGCAGCACCCGCAATTCAAGAAGTACACCCTCTGGTTGATGACAGACGAAACTGCGCCGGCCTGTGGGCAGGTCAGTCCGGTGCAGCCATGAATCTGCCTAAGCCGGTCAGGCCACTTTATGTGTGGGGTGGGTACTTCGTAATTGCACTGCTCCTATCCGCCGCAACGGGCGGCGCAGAGTGGGTGAAGGTGCCCATGGGCCTTTACCTGGTCTGGGCCATAGTCGAGTCAGTTCGGTACTTCCGAGCGCGGAAGAGCGACGCCAAATCTGCCGGGTTGTCGGCTCCGGCTGTTTCAGCATCGGAAGGCATTCAAGTCGGTGGGGGCTTTCCTCCCGAATACGCTGGCGTATGGAACGAGGATCGGGAAGTAGCGGAGTCGGAGCGTGCATTCGAAACGCTCTGGACTGGTCGGAAGGAAATATCCTTCGGCTACCGGGACCGGGGGAGTGGGAAGCCGTACGAAGTCACCGCAGTCGCCGCTAAGGTGATATGCCCTGAATTTGGCGAGGATCAGAACACTTACTTCCAGGCCACGCCCTCTGGTGGCGCGGCACGCTATTACTGCCTTGGCTATTTAACCAAGGGGCGGAAGGTCACCGATGTGGCCACTGGCGAGGTGGGCACTCTGCGGCAGGTGCTCGGTGTAAAGCGTCGCGTATACTAATAAGCCGATGTCGATCAAGAAGCTCGACACCGGGGAATGGCTCGTCGACTGCCGGCCGGAGGGGCGGGCCGGCCCGCGGATCCGCCGACGGGTCAAGTCGAAGAACGAAGCCATGCACCTGGAGCGCCGCATCATGGGCGACGGCTCCAAGGGCGAATTCGAGAAGGCCCCCAAGCTCGATGAGCGCCGGCTGAGCAAGCTGATCGACCTCTGGTACACGCTCCACGGCCAGAACCTAAAAACCGGCGAGCAGCGCCTGGCGCTGCTGCTGGCAATGGCCGAGCGCATGGGCGACCCGAAGGCGCACAAGTTCACCGCCACCCACTTTGCCACCTACCGCGCCGAGCGTGCCGAGGGCAAGCACACCAGGGCGAAGCCGGGCCGTGGGCTGAGCAAGGCCGACGAGAAGCCGAAGCCGATCAGCGCGAACATGCTGAACCACGAACTGGCCTACCTGCGCGCCGTGTTCAACGAGCTCGAGCGCCTGGGCGAGTGGAAAGGGGAGAACCCCTTGGCCAAGGTGCGGCCGCTGAAGTTCGACGAAGCGGAGATGGCCTATCTGAGCGCTGAGCAGATCCCCGAGCTGCTGGCCGGCCTGGGCGATGAGAGCTCGCACGTGCGGCTGATCGCCGAGGTGTGCCTGGCCACGGGTGCCCGCTGGGGTGAAGCCGAAAGCCTGCAGCCCCGTCAGGTGCGCCACGGGCTGATCCACTACAGCAAGACGAAGTCCAGCAAGAACCGCTCGGTACCGATCGACGACCAGCTGCAGAAGCGGCTGACCAAAGCCCTGCCGTTCAAGTCCAGCTATTCGAAATTCCGCGATGTGGTGGAAGAGATCGGCCTGGAGCTGCCAGACGGCCAGCTAACCCACGTGCTGCGCCACACCTTCGCCAGCCACTACATGATGAACGGCGGCGACATCCTGACCCTACAACGCGTCCTGGGCCACGCAACGCTGGCCATGACGCAGAAATACGCCCACTTCAGCCCAGGGCACCTGGCTGATGTGGTGAGACTGAATCCGCTGGCAACGGCGAAAACCGAGGAGTGACGTAATGGCATTTGTAACTATGGTGGATACGGCAGGGCGGGTGGTCTGCCTCAATACTGACCTGATCCAATTTGTACGACCTAACGAAGGCAATGAGTGGACCAGCGGCGCGATTGTGGCGCTGAAGAACGAGATCAATATTGGCTACGGCGTCAGGCTGTCTAACCTCTCGCTTGAACACCACGAGGCGATCTCAGTGCTGACTGAACTAGAAAAAGTTCGGTGA